ACATTGGATCATTTACATTCTTCTTATATAGATTTGTACTTTCGTTAGTAGGTCTAAGAGGAGATACAGAATCAGATCTTAAAGTAGAATATTCAAAAGATCTTCCAAAGTATTGTGTATTACTTCCAATGAGGAATGAACCTATTCCAGTAGTACAAGCATTAGTAAAAAATATGCAGAAGCTAAATTATCCAACTGACAAATTAGATATAGTCATGTTGGTTGATATAGACGATGATTACTTGGATAGCATTAAACAATTAGATATACCTAGTCACTTTAGAATACTATCTAGCGAAGCTACGTTTCCATTTACTAAGCCAAAGGTTTGTAACTTGGGATTGATAACTACAGATGCTGAATTTGTTACAGTATACGATGCAGAGGATGCTCCTGATCCAGATCAGTTGTTGAAGGTGCTTTATAAATTTAAAGATGAGTCTGTGTCATGTGTTCAGTGTAGATTGAATTACAATAACAAAAGACCTAATTGGTTAGCTAAATTCTTTAACCTAGAATATCTAACTTGGTTCTCTATGACAATAGTTGGACTCGATAAGGTACAAGGACAGAATGCAGTTATTCCTTTAGGAGGAACTAGTCAACACCTAAGAGTTAAAGAGCTCATTGAGATGGGAGGATGGGATGCAGTTAATGTAACTGAAGATTGTGACTTAGGAATAAGATTAGCAAGACAAGGAAAGAGAACTGTAATAAGTGACTCAGTAACTCAAGAGATTGCTGTAGAACAATTAAAACATTTTATTCCTCAGAGAACAAGATGGCAAATGGGATTCATGGTAACTTACATCAATCAATGTAAGACTCCTATCAAGTTGATGAAGGAGTTAGGATTTATGGGTATGATCCATTTCTACTTTAGTATCTTTGGAAACTTTATTAATCCATTGATCACTCCTTTACTATTTATTATATTCATTAGAAGTTACTTCTTTGGATATAGTGGAGAGACATTTTTAGAAGTGCTTCCTTGGATAACATTAGTAGGTAACTTTATATTGATAGTAGCAAGTCACTTGATAGCTTCACTCAAATATCAGAATGGAAAGTTTTGGTACATGAGTATTCTACAGCCTTTCTATTATTTAATTCAAGTAGTAACTGTTCACAGAGTAGTATATAAATTAATCACAGCTCCTTACAAATGGGAGAAGACAGCTCACGTAGCTGAAGAAGAAGAATAAAACTTAGAGCAATATTGCTCGCACAATCCATTTAAAACTAAACAATGGAAAATAGTAAACCAGTAAAAAAGACAGTAGTAAAAAGAAAACCAAGAAAAAGATTCATTGCAGTGAATGTTTGGCAGAAGAAGTTTGGACCAGTATCAGAGAGAGCTGTGTATGATGTCTATGCTCAGAAGTTCAATGTAGAGCTTCACAACATGAAGAAGTATTCTTTTACACATTGTGTTACTGCACTAAGAAAATTAGAAACAGATCTATTAGATTCACAAGAGGAGTCTATTTAACATTAACTAAATAAAATAAATATGTCATTCAATATTCAAACTCATCGAGAGTTGACACAAATAGAGACAAGGCAAGATGTCGGATTAGGGATCATGCGTTGGGGAAAGGATAATACTTTCCCACAGACATTAATTAATGTCATCCAACAATCTCCATCAGCAAAGACAGCTATAAGTAGAACTGCAAAGTTTTATAAAGGAGCAGGCTTTGATGGAGAGAATGAAATAATTAATGCATATGGATTGACTTTGAAAAAGTTAGTAGGGATCCTTGCAGATGATTATGCAAACTTTGAAGCATTTGCACTTCAATTGAATTATAATCTAAAAGGACAAGTTACTTCAATGAATCCAATTAGAATAGCTACATTAAGATTTAATGAGTTTGATGAATTGAACTATGCATCGAAGGTTGGGTATCATCCTAACTTTGGAAGAAATAGTGAAGTAGTCAAAAGTATTGATTCAACTGTAGCAGCTGGAGATATCAAATGGTTTAATAGATTCAATCCTAAAGCTGTTGAAGCTCAGATTGAAAAAACCAAAGGAGGTATTTCAAATTACTTAGGACAAGTACTTTACTTTAGTGAAGCAGGACATTCATCTTATCCTATTCCACCATTGCAATCAGGAATCAATTATGTACTTTCAGATGTAGAGAATTCTATATTAGTAAGAAAAGAAACATCAACTGGATTCATTAACACTTATATGTTAAAGACTACAATGGACTCAGAAGACTCAACTTTGATAGCTTTAGAAAGAGCAATCGAAGAAGCACAAGGTGCAAGAGGAACTGGGAAAGTAATTACATTCTCAGGATTAAGTCCTGAAGAAGTATCAACTACACTACTTGAAGAAATGGGTGGTGGTGGAGCTGGATCGAAAGCAATTATCGAATCAGCAAGAATGGCATTTGAATTAGACAGAGAAGTAATTACTGGAGCATATTTGATCCCACCAGCATTGGCAGGTATTGATCAAAAGACTGGTCTTAGTGGAGCTGATCTACAAGAAGCATATTATGTGTTCAATGCAATTACTCAAGGTGGTAGAGATGCTATCGAAAGTGAATTGAATAATGTACTAGCTAATTCTATATTCAAAACCCAAGATGTATCAATCAAGAAATTATCTTTAGACGTTCAAGAAGAACGAATGGAGGGAGAAGATAATGAGGAGATGTTAACTAATAAATCAGAATAACTATGTATGATGTAAGTTTAGAAAGTAGATTGATATCTTCTGACATTGCTGACATGATGCAAGATTATGTTTCGATTCAGTTAGATATAGACAACACAAAGATTAAAGCAGCAGCTCTAGTAGCTCAAGAAATAGATATAGCAAGAGTAATTACAAAAGCCAACTTGGATAGAGTAATTGATTTAGATATTTATGATGAGACTATTCCAGATGCTGATTTAAGTCTTAGAGCATTGTTGGTGGCACCTTGGTGTTACTATACATATGCAAGATGTCTTACAATGTTCCAAGGAACATTCACAGACTCAGGTTATGCTGTTGAAGCAGAAGCCACAGATAAAGATGCTGCTAAGGCTGTAGCACAAGAAATGAAAAGTATAGGTGACAGTTTTATGTTACTTGTTACTGAATTCCTCACAGCAGAGGATGAAAGTACTTTAGCCGATGATAGCAAACTAGCTCCAAGAATCCGAGTAATGGGAGGAAAGGAGAATAGGGCATCTAATTAGTATTCTACTCAGTAGCATGGTTGGCACATTGACATCATCCGATGCATGTGTGGAGGTTCGATTCCTCCACTACTAACTAAATGCAAAGTAATAGTACTTTGCATAATTTAATTTTAATTATTATGAGAGAAACAGAAGCTCTTTTAAAACTAGTGGTATCAATATTGACAGCCATTATTCTTTTCCCACTTACATTAGTTGTAGGAGTGTTGAGAATAATCAAATCAATCTTATCCATAATAGAAAAAACAATCTTAGCATTCATAAAGAATGTAAGACAAGAACTAATAAAATAATAACAATGGCAAGATCAATGAAAAATAGCAAACGAAAGGAAGCTAAGCTTTTGGAAACGAGAGCAGAATTTGTTAGAGCAGCTTTGGATGCAGGACACATATCGAGAAAGGATATATGTAAGGCAACTGGAATACAACTTCATGAGTTAGCTAATCTATTTACACTAGACAGAAAAGTGTATGGAGAGTATGTAGTGAGAAGAAAGACTATTTCAGATATAGCATCTGATAATATTCTTGACATAATAAATGATCCAACTCACCCACAACACTTTCAGGCATCTAAGTACATTTTAACAACATACAAATCAGATTTGGATGAAGTACTTGAGAGTCAAGATTCAGAGGCTATGAACGTATCTATAGGAGGAGCAAGTAAAGCATCCCCAATAGTAATTAAGTTCGGAGATAGCGAGTAGTAATTATTAAAACACAAAGATGGGAAGACCTAGAAAAGTAGAAGCGGCACCAATCGAATTAAATATCAATCCAACATTCAAACCATTATTTATGGATGAAATGGATATGCCTAGATACTATCAATTATTTGGTGGAAGGGGATCTGGTAAATCGTTTGTAGCTGCTTTGGCTATGGTTCAATTAACCTACAGTAAATATGAACACAAGATACTTTATCTAAGACAGACAATGGCATCTTCAGATGATTCGGTTGTAGCTGATATAAAAGCTGCAATAAGATTAATGAATGCAGAAGCTGACTTCAGAGAAAGTAAAGGAACGATCACAAACATTACAACTGGAGCAACAATTTCTTTTAAGGGAATAAGATCAAGTGGATCAGCAACTGCAAAGTTGAAATCTTTATCTGGAATCACAACTCTAGTAGTTGAGGAAGCAGAGGAGGTAGAATCGTTTGAAGAATTCTCTAAGGTGGATGAATCAATTAGGATTGCAGGAAAGCCATTAAAGGTTATTCTTATTTACAATCCAACATCTGCATTACAATCTTGGATCCACAAAGAATGGTTCATAGATGGAAGACCGATGGAAGGAAGGAGTGATACAATTTACATGCACTCAACTTATTTAGATAACGTTACCAATCTGAATCCATCTGTAGTAAAAAGATATCAAGATCTTCAGGAAAGTAATCCAACTTACTATCTTAATACAATTATGGCTGAGTGGACTTTAGAGACTGCTGGTAGAATGTATGCTGGATGGGGAATGTATCCTGAGCTAGAACAAGAAGGAGATACTTGGTATGGATTAGATTTTGGTTATGGTGGTAAAGATAGAACCTCAATGATTAAGATTACTTGGATTGATGAAGTGTACTATGTTGAACAAATGTTCAGTGAGTCCAAACTTTCAATTAGAAGAACTCTTACTAAGATGAGAGAATGTCAGATACCATTCAATGCAAAGATATATGCCGATAGTGCTATGCCATTACTTATTGATGAGATAAGAAGAGGTGGTTACAGAACAGTAAGAAAAGCTACTAAAGGAAATGTTGAAGCAGGGATTAAGAAGATTCAGAATAAGGACATAGTATTAATAGGAGATCAGTCAACACATTTGTTTCATGCTTACATGACATTTGCTAGAGACAAGAATGGAAAACTTCCTCACGAGCCAGATGAATTGGCTGCAATGAGATATGGAATTAATTCTAAGACTCCAACTAAGAATCCTGGAAAGAATAGACCAGTAAGAGCAAGAAGAAGAAAAGGCTTCTTATAAACATATCAAAACAAAAAAGACTTAACCATTAAACGTTAGGTCTTTTTTTTGTTTACATTAATTTTAAAAACAAATAAAGAATGGGAAAGATTAGATTAAACACAGTAAAGCACTATACTGGAACATTTGCTGAATTACCAGCAAAGCTCCCATATGGTGACACTTACTTCTCCACAGATGATCAAAGACCTGTTCTTACTGGTTACACAACAATGGATATGCAAAATATGGTATCTAACGATATTGAGAATGTAACAATTCCAGGATTAAGTTAATAAAGTAATACTGCAGTGATGCACTATGAATGTAAATTAAGGGAATGGCTTCGGCTGTTCCCTTTTTTTA